AAACAAAGCGATGACTGCAAAAGAAAAAATGAAAGCAGAAATGGACGCTTTAAAAGAAAAAATGGATGCAGACAACAAAGCGTTTGACGAGTTGAAAGCTAAATTTGATGCAACAAAAGAGGACAATTGTAAAAACATGGTAACAGGTTTTGCTACACTTGGAAAAATTGCGAATGATGAAGCAATTATAAACAAATGGACTGCTTTAGCTTCAAATGACTTTGACGGAACAAAAGAACTTTTGGAAAGTTTGCCAGTAAACAAAGTTGCGAACAAAATCGAAACAGGAACGGCAGCAGTAAGAGAGCCACAAGTAGGAGATTACATGAACGAACAATTGAAAAAATTTAACAACAAAAAATAATTAAACTATGTCTTTAGTATTATCAACAGCGAATTATACGCAATTTGAAAAGGACTTCTTCATTACAGAAGCAGTTATCGGACTTGACACCGTGAACAAAGGTCTTATGTATGTTGCAACAGGAGTAAAAAATGACCAATACGCTTTTCCTGTATTAAGCGCAGCACCAAAATTACAAGCATACGGATCAACTCCAACAGCTTCAGGAACTACAACTTTAAGCAATAGATTGCTTACTCTTGGTAAATTCCAAGCATACGAAGAATTTGAGCCTTCTGTATTTGAAAATCATTGGCACAAAGACCAATTAGCAGATAGATTATTGGCTCGTTCACTTCCTACGACTTTCCAAAACTATTTAACTACTTACTACACACAAAAAACTTTCAAACCAATTGAAGAAATGATCCACGTAGGTTCAACTTCTTACGTTACTACTTCTGGAGGTTCAGCTTATACAGGTGGTGTTAATGAGCAACACATCTATTTTGATGGTATCATAAAAACTGCTTTAAATGCTACAACTCCAGCTTTACAGGTTGCTTCTCCTTCTGCTATAACTTCTGCGAATGTTATTGCTAAAATGGAAGCTGCTAAAAACAAATTGGGTTCTACTACTTCTGGTATCGCTTTATTAAGCCGTGCTAACAGATACGACCGTTTGAAATATGTAATGTCAGTTGTTGATGCTTTGAAATATGAAGATGCTTTAACTACTACGACTTACAAAAACAACGACACGACTGAAAAAGGTTTGAATAAATACAAAGGTTACGAAGTTGTTGTTGTTGCTGGTTTACCAGAAAACACTTTCTACTTTGGTGAATTTGCTGGAGATTTAAACTCTAACTTACAGTTAGCTGTTACCGATATGGATAATCTTTCTTTTGAAATCAATAGACTTCAAAATAATTCAGCTTTATTCTTTTACAAAGCGATTATGAAAATGGGAGTTGGTATTGCAAAACCTACAGAGTTTGTAATTCATACAACTTATGTTTTAGCTGATTTTTCAGCATAATAATTAATCAAAGGGCGATTAATTTCGCCCTTTTTTAAAACTCTTATTTTATGTACAACGAAGAATTAAAAGAGTTACTTTTATCTAATACCAATATCCTATCGGTTTGGATTGATGAAAACCAAGAATGGCACACTTCCGATATTAGCGGAGGTAAAGAAGTAACAAGGGAAGAAATTTTAAAACCAAAAAAATCTAAAAATGAATAATATAACCTTTGTAAAAGGACAAGGCGGATTGGGGCGACCTTTAGCGGGTAGCGACTACGTTTCTGGACTTTTATTTTATACGGCAACTTTGCCGAGTGGTTTTTCATCTACAAACAGAATTAAACAATTTTTTTCTATTTCGGATGCAGTAACAGCAGGGATAAAAAATGACTACAGCGATGAAACTCAAGCGGTAGGAGTTTACACAATATCAACAGCAGGAGCAACAGGTGATAGCATTACGTTAAACTTTGTTGAGCCAAGCAAAACAGTAACTTTAGGAAGTTACGTAAAATTATCAACAGACACCACAGTTACATTAGTGGCTACTGGTGTAGTAAATGCTATTAACGCACTTACTTACTCACACGGTTACACTGCTACTAATACAGCAGGGGCAATCTCAATTACGGCTCGTAAAGGTTTAGGTATTTTCCCAAATAGCGGAACGCCTTTAACTGCTACAATAGTTGGAACAATCGCAGGGAGTGTTACAACTGCTTTCAGTGGTGGTGTTGCTTCTAAATTAGCGGTATGGTATTACCATATTTCGGAGTATTTTAGAATTCAACCAAAAGGAAATTTATTTGTTGGTTTCTACGCTGTTCCGTCAACTTATGACTTTGCAGAAGTTCAAACAATGCAAACGGCTACTTTAGTAAATGGCGCAATTAGACAAATAGGAGTTTATGTAGATGCAACGAATTATACTGCTGCATTAACTACAGCGTTACAAGTTCAAGCCACTGCATTAGATGTTTTAAAAATGCCTTTATCAATTGTTTTAGGTGCTAATATTTTAGCGGCTACAGATATAACAACTCTTACCGATTTATCTACTTATACTAATAACAAAGTTAGCGTTGTAATTTCACAAGATAACGGAGGGCAAGGGTTTGCACTTTGGAGCGCTACCGGTAAAAGTATTACCACTTTAGGCGCTACACTTGGGGCGGTTGCATTGGCTTCAGTTCACGAGGATATTGCTTGGGTTGGTAAATTCAATTTATCAAATGGTATCGAATTAGAGAGCATCGGTTTTTGTAATGGAACGAGCGGACAAAGTTCAAGCGCTTTAGATGCTATCGATTTGAAACGTTACATTTTCTTACGTAAGTTTCCAAACCTTGCAGGATCTTTCTTTAACGACTCGCATACAGCAATCGCTAAAAGTTCAGATTATGCCTATATTGAGAATAACAGAACAATCGACAAAGCAATTAGAGGAATAGATACAGCATTATTGCCGTCTTTAAACTCTCCTTTATTGTTGAACGCAAACGGAACGTTGGCAAATAGCACAATCGCTTTTCTTACAAGTCAAGCAACTGTTATTACTAACGATATGGTAAGAAATGGAGAAGCTTCAGCAATTGGTGTTTTGATAAACCCAGCGCAAAACGTGGCATCTACAAGCAAGGTGATAGTAACGGTTAACATCGTTCCTGTTGGAGTTGCAAGAAATATACAAATTAACATCGGATTTAAAACCTCATTATAATGGCAACACCTTTAATAAATGGAGTAAACTATAGTTGGGCAAACGTTAAACTTATTTTGTTTGGCGTTCCCGTTGTAGGTATTACAAAAATTTCGTACAAAACGAAACAGAAAAAAGAAAACCAATACGGAGCAGGTTATGAGCCAGTTTCTAGAGGTTACGGAAATAAGGAGTATGAGGGAAGTATTGAAATATACACCGATGAATTAAAAAATATCATCGCTTCAGCACCAAATAGAGATATAATGTCAATACCTCCTTTCAATATTCAAGTAGTATTTGAGGACGCTGCCAACGGCTTTTTAACACAGGATGATTTACTTTTTTGTGAATTTACTGAAGAAGGTTTGGAAGCATCGCAATCGGATACAAAATTATTAGTATCTTTGCCGTTAGTAATCGGTAAAATAACAAGATAATGGAAAAAATTGAAGCGAAAGCGCAAGAATTAAGCACAAAATTAAATTGTACGGTATTGCCTATTGTGTTCCACGATGAGGAAACAAACGAGGATATTATCGGATTTATTAAAGAACCATCAAGGGTAGTAAAATTGAGAGTTATGGATAAGGCTATGACTGCTCCTGTAACTGCTGCTGCTGAATTGTTTGAGAGCGTATTCCTTGCGGATGAAAGCGACAAAAGACTTATGTCGGATGATAAATACTATTTAGGCGCTACTATGGAGGCGTTTAAAACAGTAGAAATGGCTGTAAACACGTTTAAAAAAAAATAGACGACTACACCATTAGTGAACAAAGTAGCGAAGAAACGAGAATGATTGCGTTACTTCGCTACTTTTCGCATTTTAGCGTTGACGTGGATAATTTAAGCGATGACGAATTTGCGAAAATGTGGGGGCAACTACAATACGCATTAGATAAAACAGGACACTACAACAATGGATAATCAAATTAGATATACAATCACCGCCAACGATATGGTTTCGGGCAAACTTCAAGGTATGCAAGGCCAAGCGGTGAAATTAGAAAGCACAATGGGAGGCCTTACCAAAATTATGGGAACGCTTGGAGTTGGCTTTGCAGTTTTCAAGGGTTTGGAGTTCGTAAAGGCAGGAATTGAAAAAGTTGAGGAAATGCACCAAGCAACCGCACAAGTTCAAGCCGCTTTAACCTCTACCAACAACGCAGCAGGTTTATCGATGAAACAACTTGAAGAAAGCGCAGCCTCTTTAGCCTCAAACACCAAATTTAGTTCAACGGATGTATTCGGAATGCAATCTCTTTTACTTACGTTTACTTCCGTAAAAGATAAGATTTTCAACGAGGCGCAGCCTGCAATTATGGACTTAGCGCAAAGAATGGGTGGCGATTTAAAAGGCGCATCTATACAAGTAGGTAAAGCGTTGAACGATCCAACGCAAGGAATGACTGCACTTCGTAGGGTTGGGGTTTCATTTAGCGAAGAACAAAAAACAGTTATTAAAAGACTGCAAGATACAGGCGATTTAGCAGGAGCGCAAAAGATTATATTAAAAGAGTTAGCATCCGAGTTTGGAGGCTCGGCACAAGCAGCGTTTAACGCTGATCCATTAGCGCAATTTAATAAAACTATGGGAAGTTTTCAAAAATCTGTAGGTCAAGTAGCGATGGATTTTTTAGAAAAATTAGCACCATCATTAGTTTATATTGCAAATTTATTTAAAAGTTTAGGTAAATTTTTAAAAGAACACGCTGATATACTTATATTTATAACAGGGGTTTACATTACCTACAAAGGTATAATGTTGGGGATATTGGCTTGGGAAAAATTAAATGTTTATTGGAAAGGAGTATCGGCAACAGCAACGGCTTTATTAACTGCCTATGATATGGCGAGAGCGGAGGGGATGGGAGTATTGACAGCAGCACAATGGGCGTTAAATATTGCTATGGATGCCAACCCGATAGGGTTAATAGTTTTAGGAATAGCAGCCGCTATAGCATTAGTTGCCGAGATAGTAGTTCACTTTAATGATTGGGGTGCTGCTCTTACTCTTTTAATGGGGCCAGTTGGTTTACTTATCTCTGGTATAATGTCAATTTACAATCATTGGCAATCTATAAAAGATGCTTTTAATACAGGTGGAATGATTGGAGGTTTAAAAAGGATAGGAGTTGTTTTATTTGATGCTATTCTTTACCCACTACAACAAGCAATGCACTGGATAGGTAAAATAACGGGGGCGCAATGGGCAAAGGACGGAGCAAATCAATTAATGGGTTATAGAAAATCTTTAGATTTAGTTACTGAAGATGAAACTAAAAAGAAAACAACTAAAAATGCTATTAAAGAAGTTGCTAATAAACCTAAAAATGGGTTAGCAGGTGCGCCTACAGGAAAGATTGCAACGGGTGGAAAACCAACCAAAGGAACGGCAGGAGTACAGGGAAATAAAGCAGTAACTGTAAACATACAAATTGGCTCTTTAATACACGATTTTAGCATCAAAACAACTAACATACAAGAGAGCGCAACAGCTATCAAAGAAAAGGTAGTAATGGCATTAACAAGCGCAGTAAATGACTCACAATTAATAGCAGGTAACTAATATGAGCAATTTTAAAATAAATAATTTAGGGGTACAAAAAATAGCCGTAAATTTAGCGGAGATATCGGCAAGAAAATTAGTAATAGACTCATTAGTTACAAAATCTAATTTACAAAATGTAAAAATTCACGATGGAACTCACTCGCCTTACGTAATTGGGAAAGCACCTAAACAAGATAAAACAGATTTTGTTAGTAAATTAGGAACGGCTGTTTACTCGAATGTTATTTTTAATACGGGTACGGTATACTCAAACGACGGTCATATAATTGGATATTGGGAAGATTTTAGAATTGACGATATAATTTTACAAGTATCACAAGGTAAAAAAATAATAACAACTGAAATTCAAGGCCGTGACGGAACGGTAAAGGAATACATCGGAATGGATGATTTTCAAGTTACTATTAATGGCCGTTTAAATGGTGCTTATGGTGTAAATCCTAAAACAGAAACAAAGCAACTAAAAGAGATTTTGGATGCAGGGCAACCTTTGGCTATAACAAATTGGTGGTTGCAGAATTTAGGGATAACGGATGTAGTTGTTACGGGTTATAGTTTCCCACAAACCGAGGGCGAATATTCAACGCAATATTTCACTATTAACGCAATTTCCGACAAGGTTGTAGAGGCCACAATAACGCAATAATTATGTTAAGACCAGTAACAAATATTACAATTACAACGGCTACCAAAACGCTATTCTTTGATTTTGTAAACCATTGGGAATTCTCTAATAATTGGGAAGATTTGAGCGCACAGGGTAAAATCATATTTCCAAAAAATATTTATGTAAGAGATACCAAAACAAATAAACGTTACCCTTTATTTGGTAAAAATAAGGCCACAGGCGAAATGTTTAAAAAAGGCGATAAAGTAAAAATTCAAACGCAATATATTTACTGGGATGAGAATTTAAACGAGAAGCGAACACCATTGACAACTATTGTTGAGGGGTATATTTCCAACGTTAAAATCGAGATGCCTGTTACTTTGGAGTTTGAGGATAATATGTATTTGCTTAAAAAAACGCCTATGGTTAATAAATCATACAACGGCAGTCAATCAATTGAGAGCATATTAAACGAGGCCTTACAGGTAACTAATAGCACGTTTGGAACTAATTTTAAATGTGAAACGATAAACAAAACTTTGGTTAGTTGGGATAACTCGTTATTGACTGCAGAGAATGAAACGTTAGCCACGTTTTTAGCAAAGTTAAAAAAGGATGCGTTTATATTTACTTACTTCCGTGGCAATATTTTAAGAGTTGGCCGTTCAGTTTATGTTGATGCCGATGCGACTACTAAAATATTTGAATTTCAAAATAATATTATTTCAAGCGATTTAAGTTTTAAACGCAAAGATGATATTGTACTTTCAGCCGTAGCCTCTAACCACATCCAAGAGCAAACAGGAACGACAAAAGACGGCAAGGCTAAAGTTAAAAACTCACGCATCGAGGTGCTTGTTACTTTGCAAGGTGATAAGGTGATAAGCAAATCGGTAAAATCGGGAGATAAACCCGATCCAAACACAGACGGAGAACGTAGAACGTTTACGTTTTTAGAGGCTAAAAGTGAGGCCGATTTAATACGATTGGCAACGGAGGCTCTAAAAAAATATTACTATAGCGGATTGAAAGGGAAGTTTACAACCTTTGGAACTCCTTATGTTCAGTTTGGGGATCAATGCCAAATTATAAATAATAAGTTACCGGAACAAAACGGAGTTTATAAAATCAAAGGCGTAGAATATAGCGGAGGTATTGAGGGAATGCGCCAGGTTATTCAATTAGATTATAAAGTAAATATATGAGCGATTTTAATATAATTTCAGTAATACAAAATTTATCGGGAGCGCAAAACGAGGACAAAGTTAAACTTTTGCAATGCACGGTTAATAGTGTTGATTTAGGAAATAGAACGGCACACGTTACCACAATTACAGGGCAAAGTACACTCGATTTCGATGTACAATTACAAGCAGGTGTCGCTGATGGTTTGGTTATCGAGCCGTTAGTTGGCTCTATGGTTTATGTTTTAATGTCAAAATATACGTTACCATTTATTATTCAGTATAGTGATGTAGTATCTTTGTCTATGAACGGCAGTGAGTTCGGGGGTTTAGTCAAAGTGATAGAATTAACACAGAAAATAAACGCTCTCGAAAATATAGTAAATGATTTGATTATCAAATATAACACTCATACGCATTTAGCAGCAGGAACTCCTACAAGTATAGCAAGTGTTATTGAAATGAATAGTTTGACACCAACGCAACAAAACGAGATTGAAAATATAGTTATTAAACACGGGGCGTAATGGCAATAAGAAAAGATTTTGGACTTGACAAAAACAACGATTTAGCCTTTGCAAATGGCGATTTCACTATTGTAGAGAGCGACCAACAGCATATAGCCGATACTATTAACGCTTATGTGGGTTGGTGGAAAGAATACCCAACCGATGGCGTTGGCATTGGTTATTATCAAAATTCAGCAGGAGGAGCGCAACAATTGGCTCGTAAAATAAAAATAGAACTTGAAAAGGACGGATACAAAGTTGACAACCCGGTTATTGAGTTTGGAACAGACGGCAAACTAAACATTTACCCCAATGCAACAATCATTTAAACCAAGTATCGGAAGTACTATTTTAGATATTTGTTTAAATGTCTATTGCTCTTTAAACTTGTTGCCTAAATTCATAATGGATAACAACATTAAAAGTTTGAATTTAGTTACAGGGATAAACGATGTTTTTGTTTACGATACCGATTTCGTAGCAGATGAATTTTTGCAAAGGGATATTTTAAAAAACGATTATAAATTTGTAACAGGTAACTTATATATTCCTAACGCAAGTTTTACAAATGAAAACTATTTATTAATTCAAAGCGGAGCAATTTTACAAAGCGATGCAGGAGATTTATTTTTAATATGAGTACACGAATTAGCGACCTGCCTCCTTATGTAGGGACAAACAATCCCCTGGGCGATATACCTATCTCTATAAATGGAGTAACTTATCGCATAACACCGCAACTATTAGCGCAAACCTTACAGCAGGTTTTAGATAGTAATCACGATTTAATTAATGCAAATAATTTCCAAGGAACAGACGCAGGGTATGATAATACAGGCTCTTATATTAACGGGTTTGGAGAGTTAGCCGCTTATCAAAACTCTGGAAATAACGTCAATGCTTTTGGATCTCAAACAGGATTTGATAATACAGGAAATAATGTTAATGCTTTAGGAGAAAACGCAGCGCTTGGAAATACTGGCGATAATATTAATGCTTTTGGGATAAGAGCCGCCAAAAATAACACGCAAGACAATGTTAATGCTTTTGGAAAAGATGCAGGGAACGGCAACGAATTGAGTGGACAAACTATTTTTAGTAATACCTCAATGCCGAGTTATGCTAATTATACGGCAGCAGCAACAGATATAACTACAGCAAACGGGGCAACGGCAGGATGTACTTATTTATTTTACAGCGAGGATACTAAAACAATAATGGCGATAAGATTATGATAATACAAAATTTCAATGATTGCATAAAAGGAGATAGTTTCGGGGCAAAAACCGTTAATATTGATATTGATATTACTACTATTGCTATCCGTTGCCAATTTCGTCAAGGCAGTAAAACAGGCGATTTGATGCGAGAGGCTACAATTACAAAAGTAACGGCCAACCAATTTATAATAGGAGATTTCATAGTTGATTGGGATGCCGATTTAACCTATTACTACGATGTACAATTTGTTTATACTAGCGGTAAAACAAAGACTTACTTCGGTGGATCTTTTAATGTTGTTCAAGATGTAACGCAACCTGCTGTATAATGGCCGAAGAAATTATAAATATCCAAATAGTTGAACAAGTAGACAACATTAACATCACTATTGATGAGGTAGTTGAGAATGTTGCTATTTCAATACAAGAGCCAAGTCAAACATCCGATTTAGTAAACAATGGATCGGACGGAGTGCATCCGTTTATTACTGCTGCAAATATTCCGACTGTTAATGATGCAACTACGACTGTAAAAGGAATTATTAAACTTGCAGGTGATTTAAGCGGAACTGCTGATTTACCAACAATCCCCGCTTTAAGCAATAAAGTAGATAAAGTTACCGGTAAAGAATTAAGCACTAATGATTTTACAAATACTTTAAAAACTAAATTAGATGGTATTGCTGATGGTGCGGAGGTTAATGTAAATGCTGATTGGAATGCTACAAGTGGAGATGCACAAATATTAAACAAGCCATCATTAACAGGATATGTACCATATACAGGAGCAACAACAGATGTTGATTTTGGAAGTAAGAATTTAAAAGTTAACAATATTTTTGAGGGATTTACTTCGGTTGCTGCTTCGGGAACTCAAATAGTATTAACTGTAAGTTCAACACCTTCTTATTTAGTTACCGGTAGTGGTGGGCAAACTATAAAATTACCAAATGCTACTACTTTACAAAATGGTGCAATTTATGATTTTAATAATAATCAATCAAGTTGTGCTATATCTGTAAATAACAACTCTAATACATTAGTTAAGTCAATACCTTCG